GCGTTGGCCGGTTGAGCCGTCGGACGACTGATGACCGCGGCCACCATCGACGCGACAACCCGCACGATCGCGTCAGGCGTCGGATCCGCCGGCGGGCACTTCAGGTACCCCAGCACCAGATCGCTTGCTTCCTCGAGCTGGTTTCCGACGCGTTCCGCTTCCTCCGGTGTCAGCGGCCTTCCGAGCGCCGCTTCCACGTCTTCCTGTGTCGCCAGCGCCATCAGGGCCTCCGATCGGTTCCCAGTTCGGATCACCGGTGACCAGGGCGGCGAGCGTGGACCCCTCGCGGATTCCCAGCTCGCGCCCTGTCGCCTTGTGCCGGAACCGCATCAGCTGGTGGCGTCCGGGGTGACCGCGCCGACGGGCACCATGTTCGCGCCCATCGAGGTGGCCGCCGTGCCGAGGACGTAGGCGAAGCGGGCCTTGAAACGCAGGGCCACCATGTCGCGCTCGGCCAGGTTGATCCCACCGACGGTGGCCTGGTCGAGGAACTTCACGGTGATGTCCTGGCGGATGCCGATCCGGACACGGGAAGCGTCCACGATGAGAGCGGTCGCCGAATCCCGGTCCCAGGCGCCGTTCTCGTTGAAGAACGTACGGAAGCCGGCGAACGACTCGTCCCGGAAGATCGGCTGGCCGTTTGCGTCGCGCAAGTTCGCGACCTTGTATCGCAGGCTCAGCCCCGAGATCAGGGTGTTCGGTGCCCAGCCGGAATCCGCGATCATCTCCGCGACCTGGTTCACCGCGCCCGGGATATCGCTCTGGTTCGCGACACCGTCCACGACCTCGACGGTCTGGCTCGCAGCCACCGCGGCGGGCAGCAGCGCGGCCGACACCCAGGAGGCCGGCTTGTTGATGCCGAGCAGAACGGCCTGATCGAGTTTCTTGCCGATCGACTGTCCGCCGAGTACCGCGGTAGCCGACAGCAGGTCTTCGGTGGCGTCGTCGATGACGTTCTCGTGCACCGGCACGATCACGGCCAGTTCCTCGGCGACCAGTGTCCGGTCGGCCCAGGTGATCTGGCTGGTCGGCTTCACGCCTTCCGCCTCGGTCGCGGACTCACCGACCCAGTCCGCTTCGGGCAGGGTCGCCAGGACCGGGAGGTGGGTGAGCTTGGTGCCCATGCTGACGGTCGGGAACGCCGACAGAACGGTCGATCCCTTCACCGCGGCATCGAGCAGGGTGCTTGCGTACGCCTCCTGGATGAGGGTCGATACCTCGGAGCGCGAAATGTCCGCCATTGCGGAACTCCTTTCCTATCGCCCGCCGAGGTGGACCTCGCGGGAGTGAATTCAGGCCCCCGGCTGGAACATCCGGCGCAGCGCGAGTGCAGCCGCTTCCTTCGGATTCGCCGAGGTGTCGCTGCTGCTGCTGGCACCGGATTTCAGTCCGGAGGGCATGGGGGGTTTGCGAACTGGTTTCGCCGCGTCACGCCAGGCGATGAGCTGGTCGGCGGACGCTTCGAGTTCTTCCTGCGTGGACCCGGTCAGCGAGGCTGCGGGCACACCCTTCTCTGCGGCGATCGACGCCTTCATGGACGTGAGAGTCGCTTCCGCGACCTGGGCGTCCTTTTCGGCGAGCTGCTGCTGGAGAGTGGTGAGCTGATCGGCAAGCTTTTGCTGCTCGGTCTTCCCGGCTTCCTTGATCTGCTGCAATTCGGCCGCCTTGGCCTGCAGGTCCTCGTAGTCGCCGTATTGCTCCTTCACGCGCGCAAGGCGCTGGCCGAGGATCTCGTTGAGTTCGGTCTGGGTGAAGGTCTTCTCCGCAGGCTTGGAATCGGTTTCGGTTCCGGCCTGGTTCTCCGTCTCGCTGGACGTTTCGGTCATCTGAATCTCCGTAAGCCCGTCGGCATATCCGTCCGTTGAGCGCTGGACGTGAGCGCCTGCCCCACTCGGGTGGGGAAGTTCAGTGGCCGCTGCCGCCTTGTGCGCGGGAACTCGCGCGCATGTGCGCCAGTACGGCCCGGGTGTGGATCGCCCCGTATCGACCTCGGCCGGGGGTTTCGTTGGTGGCGTCGATGTACTGTTGATCCCACTCGGCCACATACGGCGGGGGCTCGTACACATCGCCCGCACGGACCGGAACCGGGATGCAGTGGCAGTTGTCGTGGTACTTCTCACCCAGTGCACGAGTGCCGCGAGTCCGACGGCCACCAGCCATGAACCGGCCACGATCACGGCGGGTGCGGCCGGCGGCGCGGGCCCGGCGTTCCGACAGTGTCATATCCTGCCCACGGCCAACCACCTGCGCAGCCGCCTCCTCGGAGGTGAACACGGCAAGACGGGTGGCGAGCATCCGGCAGAACGCACACGCGTTCGCCGATGCGTGACGCGCCCACCGCATACCCTCGCGGTCGGCGTTCTCCGACAGCGTGTCCCGGGCGGCATCGTTGACATACCGCTGAACTGGACCCGTCAGCCGATCGATCAACTCGAGCTGCTCCGCATCCGCCTCATCGACGAGCCCCTCCACCTCGGGGGCGCCGGCTGCGGCGGCGATGATTCGCGCGCGAGGCGCATCATTGCCGGTCGGCGAGACGGCACGGGCGCGAGCCGTGGACTCCCCGCTCTCGGTGACACGAGCCCGAAGCGGCTCCTCATCCACGTCTGGTCGCGCGGGTTCGTCTGGAATCGACCCGGGACGTTCGACTGGAGACTGGCGTGGTGGGGGTTCCACCTCGAGCCAATCTTCCTCTGGCGCCTGAACGGGAGTTACTTTCTCCGCGGGCGCGGGCGCATACACCGCCCAACGCACCGAAGACTCCACCTGTTCACGCGGTGGCGGGTCCGCAGGACGAACGTCGAAGTCCTGCGCGTCCAGCAACGCGACGCGGTCCGTCGGGCCCACGATCGGTTCCGGCGCCCCTGGCGTGGTCTCCACTGGCCGTGGGCTGGTGCGCGCGAGACCCCGATACCAGTCGACAGCGAGACTCGCTGATGCCGCCATGTAGCGTTCGAGCGCTGCCGGGATCGACGCCGTCAACGTCTCGCCCGGGTTCTCTTCCTCCGCGGCGGCCAGCACCAGCCCAGCGACGGCTACGACCGCCAGGGCCGACACCTCGTCGACGTCAGCTTGGTACTCCTCGATCTCAGCCTGCGTCGGCATCGACAGCAGCCATCACCGGCGCCGCGCGGCGGGCACGGAGCTCATCGACCAAGTCCTGGGCGCGTTTGGCGCGCATCGCCTCCTGGATGCCACGAATCTGCTGCTGCGTCACACCGGGGATCATCGACAGCAAGGATTCGATCGGGATGCCTTGCTGGGAAAGCTTCGTCACCCCGTCGACCACCTGCGCGAACGACCGCGCCTCCGTATCACGCCACACAACTTCGGCGCCGGAGTCGACCGCCGTCTCGGCGTCGCCATCCATCTCGGCGTCCAGCCGCAGCACCTGCTCCCACGACTCCCCGAAGCTCTCACGCTTGTCGGACAGCTTCTCGTTCTGGTCCTGGCCGGCCAACGCCAAAGCCTCGGCAGACAGGTTGATCAGCTTGCCGTTCTTCGTCGGCGACAGTCCAGCTTTCTCGTAGACGTCCGCCTTCATCGAATCCAGCAGCTCGGTGTAACCGGTCACCGAGGCCGCAGGCAGCGTGTACGCCTTCACGTCCGGTTCGTCGAAAGTCCACACGCGCCGGGCGGACGCGGCGAGAACCTCGGACTGCGTCCCGCTCCAGCCAGAGATCACCTTCTGTGGCTGCGCGCCGAACCGGGACACCAACAGACGGTCGAAGTTCACCGAGTTGATGGCCTGCTGATCCAGGATGAGCGGAGCGATCTCGCCGATGATCTGATCGTCGGCGTCACGGTCGTTCACGAACCGGATCACCGGGCACACCGGCTCCCCGCCGTAGGTAGCCCCATGCTCATACGGTTCATCGAACTCGCGAACCGCGATCGGCTGCGAACGATTCGGATCCTTCTCGGCCACCGGGATATCGCCGAGATCGAACGGGGAGATGTACTCGTCGTCCATGACCACACCCTTGCGGCGCGGTTTGGCGTTGGTCTTGTCGACCCAGGTCGCCAGAACGTACTGCGGCCACTCGTCCAACGAAGCGTCTCGATACACCGCCAGCAACTGCCGCGGGCTGCGCGGGGACCCCATCGGCCCGTCTTCCCACA